CGCATACGAATTAATGAGCCGTTTCACGTTTACGATCAGGAATACAGGGGTATACGTAGCCTAAAGAAAGACGAAAGCGGGGAGGGGCACGCCATAACCGATTGGAGTTTTTTCATTTGCTATGGGTACCGCTGTAAATAGAAAGGGGGCAAAATGCCTACAGGTGCAACGGGCGCAACCGGCGGGACTGGTACTCTTTACGGTTGTGATTTCGATAGCATGACCGCTAAAGCTGTGGCGGGTAAAGATATTATCGCCCTTGTGACGGACTCCACCGGCGCGGAGGTTCTCGCTATCGCCGGGCAACAGTCGCTTAGCTACAACATGAGCGCGAACACGACCCAGAGTGCTACGAAAGACGATGATACCAACGGATGGCAGGTTTCCTTCCACGGAACTAAGAGTTGGGATGCATCGGTTGATGGGCTTTTCTCTGTCAATGATTCAACTCACGCCGTGGTTGCTAAGGCTCTTGCCAATGACGATTACCTGTGCTTGAAGATTTGCAAGCGCGTCAAGAGTGAGAATTCTACCACCTACACGCCTATTCGTATGGGTTTGGCTATCGTCACGTCTGACAATTTCACCGCCGGTAATGAGGATAACGCTACTTATTCGATGGCGTTTCAGGGTACCGGTAAGCCGTGGCTTATCGAAGAGGCTACCGACTCCGAGATTTTGGCGGCTACTATCACCGTTGAGGGTTAATTAAAGGGGAATCCATGAATAACACCCGTTTTGAGGTTGACGGAAAATCCTACGTGCTTAAATACACTATGGAACGTATTAATCTGTATGAGGATGCGCACGGCTCTATTGGGCGTATGCTCTATACAGGTGACGTTTTCCTAAAATTCTCTGAGTTGTGCGACCTAATGGCTTGCGCCATGAAGGAAGAGGGCGGGGCGTATGTCAACCCGCAAACCGCTTTCGATATGGCGGGCAACGTCATACGCGCCAATGGGTACTATGAAACCCTCATGGCTACGTTTGAGCAATTGAAAGCCGATGCGGGTTTTTTATTCATGGACTTCCCGACGGGGGAGAGTGGTACCACGATCTAAAACTCTTAACAGAGTATGAATACTACACATCCACCCCGGCGGGCGGTGAAGAGGCACGGGCTAGAAAAAGATTCTCCCGGCAGGTTGATTACGCCTTTTTTGCCGCCCGCTTAGGGTGGACACCCGATCAATACAATTCTCTAACACCTATCGAACGTTTGTTCGTTCGTAAGGAACTTGAAACCGTAACCGCTGAGAAGGTGGGACTTCTCCAAGATGCGGTGAGGTTGGCTTTCGTCAATGCCTACAACGGCAAGAATTACCGTGTATTCAGGAAACGAATAGCGCGTGACGAAAGCATCACAGATGATGAAGTTCAAAAACTTGCGGCGGCTTGCAAGGATAATCCGCCGTGGGTTCCTTGGAGATAGAAAACAATGGCTGATTACACATTAAGCGCAAAAGTGACGTTAGACGCTTCACAATTCACACAGGGCGCAAGAAACGTAACAAACCAGCTTGATAATATGACGAACGCAACGGGCAACATGACTAAATCGGTTGCTCTGGGTAACGTTGCGGCGGGGATTTTCACTAAAGGCATGGGCGCGTTGAGATCGTCAATGGGCGCGGCTGTGAAACGCCTCGATACCATGAAAAACTTTCCTATCCTCATGGAGAGTCTAGGATATAACTCTCAGGATGCGGCTAAGTCTATTCAAAAGATTTCCGATAACCTAGACGGGCTACCCACTTCAACGGATGCCATAGTTGGCATGGTTCAACAGTTAGCCCCCCTTACTAAATCGCTTGATGAAGCTACAGATATTTCACTAGCGATGAATAACGCACTTTTAGCGGGCGGCAAGGCTACCAACGTTCAAGAAAACGCGATGCAACAATATACCCGCATGTTATCGGCGGGAGCGGTTGACATGCGCGGTTGGCGTTCGATGGTAAACGCCATGCCCGGACAACTTAATCAGGTTTCTAAAGCTATGTTGGGTAGCAAAGCATCCACTAATGATCTCTATGAGGCTCTAAAGGATGGTACTGTTTCATTTGACGATTTCAACAAAACCGTTATGAAGCTAAACGATCAGGGTTTGCCCGGTATGAAATCGTTTGAGGAACAGGCGCGGGCGGCTACCGGCGGTATTGGTACCGCTGTGCAAAACCTTAAAAACCGTATTGCTAAGGGTTTGGCGGATATTCTAGAGGGTATCGGCAGGGATAGAATCTCTACTTTCATTAACAACCTTTCAAGCACGATCAAAAACGGGCTTTCCGGTTTGTCTGATTTTGCGGGCAAGGCGGCGGATGTTGTTTTCCCGATACTTGAAAAACTAGTGCAGAATCTTCCGAAAATCGCGGCGGCTGTGACGGCTCTAACCGGGTTGAAGTTTGCCGGTAATTTCGTTGGTACGCTTGCAACTTTCGGAACGAACATTCTAAACGTAGAGGGCAACATAGGACGGTTGCGGAAGGGGCTAAACAATCTGAAAATGGCGGGCGTTGGCGCGGCTTCCGCATTGGCGGGAATCGCCGCCGCTATCGCCGTTAAAGCGGTTGTGGATTTCGTAGACCATCTAAGGGATATGAAAACCGTCACCGAGGATTTGCGCGATGCAGCGCGGGGGGCTTCAACCGAAACCCAGAGTTTCCTAGAGTCATTCCTGAGCAAATTCGGTGAGGGTGAGGGCGTAGCCGGTGCAAACGGCGGCAAGATGGTCAAAGCCGTTGACGATCTAGCAGAGGCGGGCGTAAGGCTTACCGAAAAATGGCGGGAGCAAAATGCAGAGGTAGAAGCGTCCGGGGCGCAAATGGATGCCTACATGAAAACCATTGATCAGGTAGCCGGTAAACAGGGCGAAACCGAAAAGGACACCGCCCGCCTACAGGCTGCCGTGGATGGTCTAAACAAGGCTTTGGGAACCGATTACACGGTAGTTTATGACGATGGTTATAAGATCATGGCGGATGATGCTGAGATAGCCGCCGATGCTATCCGGGATTTAATCGAGGTTCAAAAAGCCCAACTCAGGTTAGACGCATATAAACAAATGTATGAGGATGCGGTAGCCTACGAAAGACAGACAAAGGAAACAGAGAAAGCCGCCAAAAAAGCCTATGAGGATGCGGTAGCCCTTTACGGCGAACACCCAACAACGGAAGAGGGAATCCGGCAAGTTGGGCGGGCGGAACAGGCGTGGAAAGATGCAGCGGCAGAGGCTGACGCTGCAAGCGGCGCGGTTAACGACCTTTGGAACGAAATCGAAAACGCTACGATAGCGACCGATCATGCGAACGGTGAGTTTAACCGGTTCGTAGAATCTAATAGCGACCTTAAAGACGCGCTACTAGATAACGGCGTTAGTTTGGCGGATTTCTCTCAGATGCTAGAGGAAACCGGCATTTCAATTGATGATTTGGGCAAGTTAACCCCAAACGCCCTAAGGCTAATGGGTGAGAGTTTCGACGGCTCTACAGAATCCATTAAACGTTCGTATGCAGCACTAAACACCGCTGATACTAGCGTTAAAAAAGTTGTTTCCTCGATTGGCAAAATCAAGCCCGCAAACGTCAAGGTATCCGAAACCGGCGCGAAAGAAACGCAAGATGAATTAAACGATACCGCCAAAGCTGCGAACAACATTCCCGGCAGGAAAAACGTATCTGTTACCGCCGATACCAGCGCGGCGCGGGCGGCTATTGAATCGCTACGCTCTTATGCGGCTCAAACCGTTTCTTTCACCGTCAAAGCTGCATTTGGCGGCAAACAGGCGGCGGGCGGTATTTTCCTAGGGAATCCGAACATCATACCTAGACACGCCAACGGCGGCATTTTAGCCCAACCGACCCTAACTAGCGTTGGCTGGGTAGGTGAAGCCGGTGCGGAGGCTATCATACCGCTTTCAAACAAAACCTACATCCGCCCGTTTGCTCAGGCGGTGGCAACCGAAATGAGCGGCGGGGGCGGCGATATAAACGTAACGTTGATGTATAACGCCGATTCCAACGCTAAACAAATGGTTAACGATTTGAGCCGGGAGATTAAACTCAGGCGGGCTTTGGGGGTGATCTAATGGCTGACAAAGAGATTACGAAAAAGCCCTATTCCAAGGTTTCAGGGCTTGCAGCCCCGAAACGCGAAAGCGGTTACAAATTCACCGCCTCGTGGACAATCCCGGATAGGCTCAAAAATGGCAAGTATGAAGATCGCGCCTCTTCTCTCGCGTATGAGTGGACGCTAGGATTTAAGACAAACGGGAAAGCGGGCAAGGTCAAGGCAAGCGGTACAGCGGGAATAAACGACACCTCACGATCTATGTATACATCTAGTTTCCCGTATAAGATAAACGGGCGAAACCTCAATAGATCGGATTTCTACCCGCTACACGCTACGCGATTCCTAAAGTCTGTTTCTTTCTCAATCTGGGGCGTTAACAAAAAGGGCAACGGCG